AGAACCGCCAACACCCGCTGCAAAATATTCCCCACCATGATTGGTCTCCCAACGTCCTTTTGCCTTACTATCTTCTCGTAGTGTAACATTACCAAAGATCTGTTTATACTCCTTGGTGTTCATTAAGTTTCGAACCTTGCTACCGAACCTTGTAGCAAGTTCAGCATTGTGTGATACCTGCATTATTTTCATCTTTGGATTCCTACCAATCATCCAAGCAGGAAATAAATAAGATGCAAATTCTGATTTAGTATGTCTTGGTGGCATATTGATGATGAGCCTTCTTTCTTGATTAGCAGCTATCTTTTGAAATTCTTCAGCTATTATTTGATGATGACCGTATCTTTTTGGGTCCTTTGTTTTACGATATATAAAATCTTGCCAAACAGTTTGAGCAAAAATTAAAAAATTATCCTGGCATAACTTGATCCACTCCAACTGCTTTTTTAAAATTATGTCTTTTAATTCTTCTTCTGATAAATGATCTAAGTTCATACCGTCTGGGTCCTAAGTATATTTATGTATATTGCTTTGTAAACCTCTTTTGCAAATTTGCCCACGCCAAAAACGTGAGTTTTTGTATGACTTTACCTGTTTGGTAGTGATGTTGGATTTGAGCCTTGCATACACCTATGGCGACATAGGGGTCGCCATAGGTTGTTCATACGTTGTTTAATTGCCGAGTTGACTAATTAAACTAGAGAACTTGTTAATTATGTTTTGCTTAAACTCATCAACGACTTGGTTGCCTTGATTTTCTAATATATGTTTCTCTACTTCACCTTGTAGAAGTTGAAACATAATCTCGTAGTTGAGTTGTTTCTTGCCGTCAATAGTTATGTGCAAGTCGCTTTGTTGTGTTGGTTGATTGTTGTTAACTCTCTCACTCAACACTTGTGCAATATTGATTAAACTATTTGTCATCACTACCGCCAATCGCTTTGTACTCGCTGTATTCTATTTCAGTACAGAACTTATTAAATAAATCATTATGAGCAATTTTAAAGTTTGCTGTTTCAAACTTCTTTCGCTTACGATTTATTTTTTGAACTCCAAAATTATTTCCTTGTTCATCTTGAACAATAATTAAATTTTGGTTTGTTCTCTCAAAGACATCAACAAGATTTTGTTTCATTGTGTCAATCTCTTTGTTGAGCCTATTAGCCTTTAGCTTTAATTGAGCATAAGCAATAACTACTTTTTTTTCGTCTTGCTTTAGCCTTTTTTGTGCTTGTGTCATATATAACTCCTTTTTGTTTATTTGACATCAACATCTTATCAAATCCCATTTTCAATGCAACAACTTATTTTTTAATTTTTTATCTATTATTTCGTCTGCAACTGTAAGTTGTGCGTTTAATTTGTCAGCTAATTTTTGCATTTTCCCCAAGAACTCCTGCTCCATTTCTTTAGACTTTTTATGTTCTCTTTCTTTACGAGATTGCGAGGGCGACATCTGTCGCCCTGCACTATCCTTATTCTTACCACCAGCACTCATAAAAAACTTTCCAACCTTGCGAGATTGCTTCTTTAGCTTCCTTGCAAAATTTTAAATCGTAGGCTTTCATATCTTCCTGCTCACCTTCCCAAGTATAACTATCTTGACCGAAGAAGAACCCAGATGTTTCAGGTAACGTGCGTGTCCTTACTTGTTCCTCTAACATATCTAAATCCTCTTTGGACAAGTACAACGGCACACAGTTGAACTGATTCCAACCCTTATCAGATTGTTTGACTTCCTCTGGTGTACGAGCTTCCCACAACTCCTGCATAAATCCTTGCAGTCGGTTATGCTTTCGCCAATCGGCAATCTGTATAACGTCAGCGTCATCTCTTTTTTGATTTGGTTTAAATTGTTCGCCCTTGTGTTTAAAGGCATACATATCTAGTCCCATATTTGCTCCTTTGTTAGTTTAGCGACATCTTATCAAATCCCATTAATAAGTCAAATTCTATCTTTTAGAATGTTTCTAAACTAGAACAATCTACACACTCCGTGCTGAAGCTGATGGCAGTCACCTGCTGGTTACCGCTGTGCCAGTAATTCTTTGTTAAACGAGCGAGGTCATTGCCAGAAAAGCGAGCGCGAGAAGCACCGTAGTAACTCTTGGGAATAAAACCAACAATACCAGCACAGCAGTTACCACGGGAGAACCTCCTTCAGGCTGCAGATGCCAGTGCCATGGCCACCGGTCACGAGACCTGTAGCTCGAGAAACCGAGATGTGCACGTTATTCATGAAGGACCTCATACTTCATCCAGCCATCCATGGCCTCGACTCCTTTTAGGAACGCAGTCTTCTCTGCAGCGGTATCGAAGGTATACGTCTTAGTCTCCTGCTGCTCTTGTCCCCACGCGATGGTAAGCTTGTGCTTCCCGATTGCGTGGAACTCTTCTAAATCTTTATCGTCCATCATCTTTCTTCTTATCCTCCTCTGCTTCCATATGATCATAATCTATGACTTCGTAGTTAAGTTCACCATGATACTCATGGGGTATGACAACATCCGTACAGACACCGCCTTCAATGTATACTTTAATTGTTTTCATATCTTTCCTCCTTCTTCAGGATCATAAGATAAGAGCTGATGGGAGATAAGTCAAGAACTTTTTCACGCTGTGAACAGGAGCTGCCTGGATGCCAGTCCTGTAAACTGTGCTACGGGTTATATTTCCTAGCTTTTGTACGAGGTTTTCCAGCAGAGCAGTCACCTGCAGGTGACCCAGTAACTAACAAAAAGGATAAAAAAACTGGGTCACCAGCACGAGAACGAGGGAACACGCTGTGGAGACCACGCGTAACCTTCGGGATCCAGATCCCGTGTCAACGAGACGTTGAACGAGAACGAGAACGAGAGCTTCGCACGAGGTTACGCTGCGTGAGCTCCCCCATGATGGCATCCTGAACCGCTGGCCATTGTACGGGAAACGAGAACGAGCAAACGGGATTCAGTAACCGAGGATCTGTGAACACGGACACCGGTCTGTACAGTTTAAGCGAGCTCTTCGAGAGGGCTTCGCCCAAGTTTTCGTACAGAATAAATACTACACCACCTGCTTTTACGTACTTGTTTATCCAAACAACTTGCCACTTATTTAGTGGCGGAAAACTGATCTTATCTGATTTTAATTCTATCCAAAATATATTACTATTAAATACTCCATGAACATCTGGTATTCCGTTAATTGTGCTAGATTCTATGCGTGTTAAAAAGCATTTGTTAAGTCCTTTTTTAACTTTATTCCACAACAAACTTTCAGGATTTTTTGCCATTATTTTTGAGTCAGTTTTTTTATAGAAACTATTACTGAATTAGGTATGATTGTTGTATTACCAATCTCATCAATCTTACCCTGACTTGTTTCAGAATAATCACCAAATATTCTTGTTACTCCTTTTGACTGACTTAAAAGATGTCCCTTTGTTACACAAAGTGGCAGTTCACTCTGAAGGCAGCTGGAGATGCTTTGCCAACTAGAATCGCTACAAATATCTTTCCATTGAACCGAGACGAGAGGATATCTTTCTTGCCAAGTCTTTGCTTTTTTATTTACTGTAATCTTTCGTTTTAACACTGACCACTCCAATTGATGTGTTTAAATGAGAGTTATGTTTCTCATTAAACTTTTTAATAAATACAGACCAACTAGCTTTCCGAATCAATTGTCTCGACTTCGATGGTTTTCGCATTGTGTCCATCGATTTTGTTTGAAAGCTCTTTGAGTTTTTCTTCAAGCTCTTCACGTGACATACCCTCCAGACCAGTTACTCTAACTTCTTTTCTATCTACAAACGCACCTGCTAACTGACCAGATCTATACTCAGCATTTATAGCTGCAGCATATTGATCTTTCTTCTCTGCCTTATCAGCAAGTCTTTCAAATCTTTTAAATCTTCTAAGGTTGTCACCTTCATACATTTTAATCTCTTTCTCAAATCGTTTATCAAAATACTTAGCGACATGTGGATTATGTTTTCTTGATAATAATCTAGATGCAATCACACTATA